GACAACAAATTGTTGTTGCAGATATACCAAAACTTATGAGATTATACTTTAACGGATGTAGCCATACATTTGGAGACGATCTAACAGATCGTAATCAAGCATGGCCTGCGTTAATTTCTAAAAAGTTAAATTGTGATTTTGTAAATGATGCTGTCAGCGGCGGCTCTAACGATCGCATCATGTATAGAACTATTAAACATGCTAACGAGTTTGATCGTTTTTACATTGCTTGGACTTATACATCTAGATTTACTCGCTACAGATCTGATAACAACCATGATGTAAATTTTAACCCAAATCTAATGCATTCATTGTATAATAATCACTCTGAGTTTAAAGAATACGGAAAATTGCACTATGTGTTTTGGAACAACGAGCTTTACAACTTTAAACTTTGGCTTCAAAATATTGTGTTGTTACAACGTTATCTAGGCAGCATTAACAAACCATACGTTATGCTAAATGCAGACCATAACCATGTTAATCGATGGAGCGTTGATTGGAATTTGTTTAACTCTAATGTACAATCATTATTGTGTTTTGATCACATGGACGACAAAACTTTACATGATGAACATTTAGAAATACAAACATTACTAAAACAAATAGATACTAGCACTTATATAGGTTGGGATTCTTGGTGGATAACAACGTTGCACAAAGAACATTCAGTTGGGCCAACTGGTCACTTATTAGAAGATGGGCACATTGCCGTAGCAAATACAATACTAGCACATGATACAAATTAAAAATCTCACTGTTAAAAACTTTATGAGTGTGGGTGCTGCCACTCAGGCCATTGACTTTGACCGCAATGATCTTACTTTGGTTTTAGGTGAAAACTTAGACCTAGGTGGTGATGGCAGCCGTAACGGCACAGGTAAGACCACAATCATCAATGCGCTGAGTTATGCCCTGTATGGTCAAGCACTGTCAAACATCCGCAAGGACAATCTTGTGAACAAAACAAACGGCAAGGGCATGATGGTCAGCCTGGACTTTGCTGTCAACGGTAAAACATACAAGATTGAACGTGGACGCAAGCCCAATGTGTTGCGTTTCTATGTAGACAGTGAAGAACAAACTACAACAGATGATGCACAAGGCGACAGCAGAGAAACACAAGATGCCATTGAACATGTGTTTGGCATGAGCCATGACATGTTCAAACACATCATGGCCTTGAACACTTACACAGAGCCATTTTTGAGTTTGCGGGCCAATGAACAGCGAACCATTATTGAGCAGTTGTTGGGCATTACTGTATTGAGCGAACGTGCTGAACGCATCAAAGAACTCAACAAGGCCACCAAAGATGCCATCACTGCCGAAGAGTTTAGAGTACGTGCTGTGCAAGAAGCCAACCGGCGCATTGAAGAACAAATCGAAAGTCTGCGTAGACGTCAAGGCCTGTGGCAAAAGAAATACGACAGTGACTTGGCTTATCTTGTGGGCCAATACGACGATCTAGCCAGAGTCAACATCGAAACAGAGCTGCTGGCACACAAAGACCTTGCTGTATGGAACGAGCGCAAAAAGCAAGCAGATGCACATGATCGATTGCTGGCATATCAAACTGCATGGCGTCAGACTCAAACCAAAGAAATCTCTGCCTTGCAAGACAGCTACAACAAACTCAGTCACATTGATATCTCAGCAGAACTACAAGCACATCAAGACTTGGCCGCATACAATCAACGAGCCAAGGACATTGCCGAACTTGAAAAACTTATTGCTCGTTGTGTAGCGGATGAAGCCCGAGAACAAAAAACTTTGGACAAACTCCGGGCAGAGATTGCCGAACTAGAAGCACACAAGTGTTATGCCTGTGGTCAAGAGTTTCACGATGGTGCTCACGAAACCGTACTGGAAGCCAAGCGTAAATTGCTACAAGAATCCGCATTGCAATACTTGGCCACTAACGGCCAGTGGATAGAAAACACAGACACATTGCTAAAATTAGGGAAATTGGGCGCCAAGCCCACTACACACTACCGAACTGAAGCTGAAGCCATTCGTCACAGCAGTGAATTAGAAAACATACAACAAAAACTCACAGACAAATCAGCAGAAACAGATCCTTATACCGAACAACTTGTGGGCTATGTGGCTGTGGAACTGGGCGCACAGCCTGTCACACACTACGACACAGAAGCACAGGCTGTCAAACACTCTACCCAGGTAAATAACTTACTACAACAGATCACCAGCAAACATGCCGACACTGATCCTTACAGCGAACAGATTGAGGACATGCAACAACAAGCTCTACAAATTGTCGACTACAACAAGATCAACGACCTGACCAAAGTACAAGATCATCAAGAGTTCTTGCTCAAACTGCTCACAAGCAAAGATTCATTTGTTCGCAAGAAGATCATTGATCAAAACTTGAGTTACTTGAATACCCGACTCACACACTATTTGGATCGCATTGGCTTGCCACACACCGTGAAGTTCCAAAATGATTTGAGCGTAAGTATTGAAGAACTGGGTCGTGAGCTGGACTTTGACAACTTGAGTCGTGGTGAACGCAATAGACTGATACTCAGTATGAGTTGGGCATTCCGTGATGTATGGGAAAGTTTGTATCACCCCATCAACATTTTGTTCATCGACGAAATGATTGACTCAGGACTGGACACACAGGGCGTGGAAGCCAGTCTGGCGCTGTTGAAGAAGATGACTCGTGAACGTCACAAGAGTATATGGCTTGTGAGTCACAGAGATGAACTGGCCGGACGTGTGGAAAACATACTCAAGGTAGTTAAAGAAAACGGTTTTACCAGTTACAACACGGATGTAGACATTTCTTAATCTATATGATCCATGCAATAATTTTAACAGTGCCAAGAAAAGCAGCAGTGCGTCCTGCGGCTGCTCCTGCTATTATTAAACAAATATTCAACAAGCATGGGGTTAGCAGTAAATGTCTAGATATAAATTTAGATTATTTCACAAGATTTCAACAACAATGTGATCCTGTGTTGTGGAACGAAATCGATGAATACTTGTTTATCAAAAACAAACAACTCGGTGCAAGTGCTCAAATCCTATTTGATCAACTCATTCAACACTGGATTAATTTAATTTCTACATATCAACCCAAGCAACTGTTGATCAGTGTGTTCAGTTGGCAGGCACAACGATTCACTGAAAAATTCTTAGAAAAATTTAGATCACAATACACCTGTGAAGTTATCATAGGTGGACAAGGACTCATACGTGAAGAAAACGGAAGTTTTGCAGACCAGCCAACTTTTGCACATTATCTCAAGCAACTTGGCTTGATTGATCATTGGATACGCGGCGAGGCCGAAACCACTATACCAGCAATCATACAAGGCAACTACAATGTAGCCGGAATAGACACTGATTTTTTTGCCGAACGTAGCAACATCGCTGACCAACCTGTGATGGATTTTGGTGACTTTGATATAAGATCATACAAGAATGGCAGCAAAAACGGTGTGCTTCCAATAGAAAGTTCTAGAGGTTGTGTTAGAAAATGTGTGTTTTGTGATATTCCTACTGTACATGGCGGTTTCCGAGTCAAATCAGGATCACAACTGGCCAACGAAATGATTCACTACTATGAACAGTACGGGGTGAGAGATTTCTTTTTCCACGATGCATTGTGCAATGGTAGCATGAAAGATTTTCGACAGTTTAATAGAACATTGATAGACTATTATGAATCTCACAATCTTCCTAATAGATATTTTGCCTACAGTAGTCATGCCATTGTGCGCAGACCTAATGCCATGCGACCCGTAGATTTTGAACACATGGCACGAGCAGGTGCAGAGACCATGGTATTAGGCATTGAGAGTGGCAGTGATCGGGTTCTGGCCGACATGCGCAAAGATTTTACCATGGCTGATCTTGACTACAACATGGCGCAATACAGCAAAAACAAAATGCAGGTTTATTTTTTAATGATCACCGGCTTCCCCACAGAGACCGAGGCAGACCATCAAGCATCATTGAATCTGCTGACCAAGTACCAACGATTTGTAGCAGACGGTACTATCATTGGTGTAAATTTAGGCACCACGCTGACCATAGAACAAGGCACACCCATGTTTGATCAACCCAACACATTGAACATAATTGGCATCAACAATCAGCAGCCGCAAGGGGCAGATTGGATGTGCAAAGATAATCCTGAGTTGACTTACAAAAAACGTATCATGCGTAGAATACAGATACAAGAACATTGTGAACAGTTGGGATACACATTTTGGAAAGGCGATGATCAACTCAAAACACTGATGGACAAGTATCAAGAACGCTTGGCTAGAATTCAGGAGTTGGTGCATTGAAAATTCAACTGAACTTTGCAGTAGAACAAAAACTAGGAGATCCATTGATCAAGGTAGCCATTGACGACTACATGTTGTTGTATGATGGTGTTGCACAGAACAGTTTGGAATTTGATGTGCCTCTAGACGACGGCAATCACGAATTAAAAATCACACACCATGGCAAAACTGTGCATGATCATGTGTTAAACTCAGATGGCAGCATTGCTATTGACAAACACGTAGAAATAGTTGGGATATATTTAGACGATACCCCGTTGACTGGCGAATTGTGGTTGGGGAAATTTTTTCCTGTGTACATGCACAAAGCCGACAACGAACCGTATTCAATATGTCCCAATTTATATTTGGGGCACAATGGCACATGGGTATTGGAATTTGCAACTCCTGCATTGAAATGGTTGATTGACCTCAGACGTCAAGGACCACAATTGAGCAGTACTATTTTTAAAACCAATCATCAAGTGCTTCAAGAAATCAAAAACATATTTGTGAATTTGCCTGATGTTTGATAGCAACAGTGTTACTGAATATCAAATTGAAATTACGACATATTGTAATGCTGCCTGTCCTCAGTGCCCTCGCAACAACATGGGAACAGGTATCAATCCCTACATGCCACTCATTCACTTGCCACGTGTGACAATTGATCAAGCATTCAACACTGAATTGTGTCAGCAGTTGAGACAAGTATTTTTCTGTGGCAGTTACGGTGATCCCATAATGCATCCTGATTTCTTGGACATCTTGCGTGACTTTAGAAGCAAGAGCCCCACCTTGTGGGTGTACATACACACCAATGGAGGATTGCATGATCCTGGGTACTGGGAAGAGATAGCCCGCATCATGAACGGCTACGGACAGATAGATTTTGGCATCGACGGACTAAAAGATACTTTACATTTGTACAGAAAGAATGTAAAATACAACACTGCTATTGCTAATGCACAGGCGTTTATCTCAGCTGGTGGACGAGCACAATGGAACTTTATTGTTTTTAAACACAATGAACATCAAGTTGATCAAGTTCAATCGCTGGGCAAGAGCATGGGCTTTCACAATGTGCTAATTCGTAAAACTGGTAGATTTTTAAATCATGCCACCATGACTGAGCTAGATTCATGGCCAGTAGCTGGTGCTGATTATGTGTTGGAACCTCCCAGTAATGAGCGATATAGAAATCATAGCATGCAATCGTTGCCTGAGCTTAAACAACAATACCACAACATCAAAGAATATTTTGATACCACACCCATACATTGTGACGCACTGACCGGTAACAAAGTAGCTATCAATGCCGAAGGTATGGTATTGCCTTGTAATTTTTTCAATCACAACTTGTATGATGCAAGATTTCAAGATGGCACATTGCCTGGTGCCAACCCGTTGAGTACAGTGAATGGCAAAAATCAAGTGCGTGAATTTTTACAACGTTATGGACTAGATAATTTGAACATACATCACAAAACATTGCCAGAAATATTTGCCAATGAATTTTGGCAAGATCTTGTGGCATCGTTTCACAATCACAACCGACTGTTTGAATGTGCCATGACCTGCGGAGAGAAATTTACAAAAGTATGGGATCAATCACGATGAAAATGTTAGTAACAGGCGGTAACCGAGGACTGGGGCAACACCTAGTGAATGTGTTTGGTGCAGACAGTGTCAGCAGGACCACAAACTTGAACATCACTGATAAACAAGCTGTCAAACTGATTGCTCAACAAAGTTTGAATTATGATGTGTTTGTCAACAATGCATTTGATGGTCCGCCGCACGAAGCCTGGGCCAACTTTGCGCAAACAAACTTGTACATGGCAGTGTATGACAAGTGGAAAGATGCTGGCAAGAGTGGGCACATCTTTAACATCGGCTCAGTAGGCGAACGACACATTGTGGCCCCCGAACCTAGATTTGAAACATACCGTGTGGCCAAGGCAGCACTGGCACATGCCAGCAGGCAGGGCACACAGTCATTCAAACAAAATTTAATCAAGTTCAAGACCACGCTGATCACACCTGATCGCTTGGACACAGAACTGAGTCGTAGCAGACCCACTTGGACTGGAAACGGCGTAAATTTAACAGATATCAGCAATTTTATACAATACTCTACCGCATTATCCCCAAACACTGTGGTAGAAGAGGCAACTTTTTACGTGAACTTTGAACACAAAGCATAACTATATCACGAAAGGCAATTTCCCACAACTCACATGACATGGCTTTATCAAGACACCCCAGTTGAGACACTGCCTGAAGACTGTGTGGGATTTGTTTATCAGATCACAAATAATCTATCTGGACGCAAGTACATAGGCAAAAAATTAGCAAAATTTTCAAAAACAACTTACAAGACAGTAAAACAAAAGAACGGCAATAAAAAGCGGAAGAAAATACGCACCAAGATCGATAGTGATTGGCGTGAGTACTACGGGTCAAGCCCAGAATTAACCGCAGACGTAATCACTTTAGGCACCGAAAACTTCACCAGAGAAATACTTTACTATTGCCGAAGCAAAGCAGAATGCAGTTATATTGAGGCACGAGAGCAATTTGCAAGACAAGTATTGGAATCAGCAGATTATTACAACGGCCATATACAAGTACGTGTGCATGGCTCACACATCCGAAACAAAATTTAATTACGACTCTGTGCTGAGTGCAATGACTCAGCCCCATTGAGGAACGGTGCAATACCCGGTCTGGACTTGGGCGTCAAAGAACAGCTACTAACTTAAGGCAGCAAACGATTCGGGCAATGTGAAAAAGATACAACCCGTGCTCTTAGAACTTGGATCTATTTCGGGTTACTAGGGTTCCGTTGACATGTGAAGCTAGAGTAGGGGGTACCGGTCAACCGCCTCCGTGTTGGAAACAACAATCTCTTTAGAATAGATGACTGCGGTCACTCAGATGATGCCGTCAATTCACCGTGCATACGGTGAATTATGACCACAGTATCTAGATGATACTGAAAAGACAATCAGTTGATGAGCACAGCGAAATCAACAGAACTGCGTAGCAGTTCTTTCATGTGTGTATTCCATGTAATACAATACTCAATCTCAAAAAATCTGATTGTGTTGGTGGATTGCCGCAGTGTAAAATTTTACTGTCAAACACAATCAGTTTGCCTGGTTCAGGTGGTTCTTGATGTACCAATTTGTTGTCTACGACAAAATCTGTAGAGCCTTGAGTGGCAACAGTATTGAGATATATCAAATAACTTTTATAACAGCCATTGAGATTTTCACTAACATCCGTATGCAACACTGGTTGCTGGTTTTGAGTTTGCCCAGTTAAGGCATATCTCATGAGTTGAAAGTTGGAACCTGCCAGTTCGTATACTTTGTCAAACAACTTGCGCCACTGTGGTGCCATGGTATACAATGCATCAGTCTGATTGTGATACCAGGTGACTGCATTGCTTTCCAAATAAGGCTGTAATCCTTGTGCTAGATAATACCGCCAAAATTTTTGTCTGAATACCCAGCCGTGAGCATTCAGCAATTCGTCAGACAACAACTGCAACCAGTCTTTGTAGATAAAATTGTAATGTGTTGACTCAATCATCTAAATTGGTATCTGGCCAATCTCTAAACAATGCGTGTTGAATGTTTCCTGAAACAAACTGATTGAAACTTTTGTGTTTGGTTTCAAGATCGCCCTTGAGTGGGGCAACTCGTTTGAATGCTGAATCCATT